TGCAGCTCGGAGGGGAACTCCGCGGCGGCAGCAGCCACCTGGGCCTGGCGCTCCTGCGCCAGAGCAGCAGCGCGCTCTCGCGGCTTCAGGGCAGCCTCCACATGCTGGCGCACGAACGCGGCGAGCGTCACCTCGTCGAACAGGTAGTTGCCTTCCTCGTCGCGCTTCAGGGCGATCGGCTTCTGCGCAGGAGCCTCGGCCTTCTTCTCGAGCTCGGCCGCCTTGCGCCCCTCGGCCAGTGCGATCATCGCGCGCTGCGCGCGCTCGCGCTCGGCGATGGCCGACTGCAGGCGCTCCTGCTTGCGGGCGAGAGCGATGCGCTGCCCGCGCACCGTCTGGCGGGTGCGCTCGACGTACGCCTTCAGTTCCGGCGGGAGGGTCGAGAGATCAGGCCCCTCGTCTTCCTCGTCGGCCGGCTCGCCCTCGGACTCGTCGTCCTTCTTGGCGCCAGCCTCCTCCTCTCCCTCGGCTTCTTCTTCGGCCGCGGGCTCGTCCTCGAGCATCTCGAGGTCGTCGTCCGTGACGCCGGCCAGTTCCTTCAGCTCGGGATCGATCTCGTTCTCGCCTGCCATGTTGCTGCCCTCCGTTCTACACGCTGCCAGAGATCAAGCCGCCGAGCAAGGACGCAGGAGAGCTGCGACCGCCACCCAAGGCCTGGGGCGTAGCCGGCTGCTGCTCAGGGATCGGCGGCTCCCTGCGCTCGACGCCCTCGCCCTCCTCCTGCACCTCGGTCTTCATCTCGGCTTCCGCGAGCTTCGCCAGCACCTTGAGCAGCTCCAGGAACCGGCTCTTCTGGTCGCCCTCCACCTTCGAGAGCGTCCCTACCGCATCGACCGCGAACTGCAGCATCGTCTTGTCGCGCTCGAGGTTGATCCGCGCCGTGTCGGCCCTCGCCCTGTTCGCGACCTTCGCCGCCTCGACGTCGAGCACGCCCTGCACCTGCTGCAGCGCGGCCTGCGAGTCGGCCTGCGCCGCCTCCGACTGCGCCTGCGCCTGCTTCTCCACGTAGTCGCGCATGCGCTGCTTCTGGTCGCGCGGGATCGGCATCGCATCGATCACGATCTCGGGCGGGACCGGGATGCCCGTCTGCGAGAGCTGGGCCAGGAGCTGCAGCAGCAGGAGCTGCATGGTCGTGTTGTCCGCAGCCTCGTCGTGCTCGATCTGGTAGCGCAGCGCACGCAAGTCGCGCAGCGCCACCGCCACCTGGAGCTTGTTGTCCATGATGTCGCCGTTCATCAACTGGTAGCGATCACGGTCCCCGAGGAGCTGCTCGATCTGCGAATCCGGCGCAGCGTTGATCACCGTCTCCACGACCATCGAGAGGATGCGGCGCTGGAAGCCGCGGTAGTTCTTGATCAGGCCGGAGATAGCCATCTGGCTGCGACGCCACCGCAGGAGAGCGGTGCCGACCGGCTCGGTCGCGGACTGCTGCTGCACGAGCGTCTCCGGCGACACGCCAGCGATCATCTGGAGCAGCGACTGCGCTCGGTTCAGCAGCGACTCGGTGCCGGCCGGGATCGTTGGAACGACGCGCTCGCGCACTTCCATGCCGGGCGTCTTGAACAGGATCGAGCCTGCGGTCTTCGCGTCGCGGCGCGCGCGATCAGGGTCCGCGAAGGCGTCCTGGTCGGCGATCAGCCCAGGCTGCACCTGCTCCTGCAGCAGGTTCAGCTCCTCGCTGTACCGCTTGTTCAGCTCCTTCTGCGGGTCCACGAGGTCGCGCACGATCCCGTATGGCTCGCCGCGCTCGTAGGCGTGATAGCAGGTGAGCGGCACGACCGAGAACCCACGGAACGGCATCGGCGACGGGCCGTCGTAGAGGAGCTGCGCGCCGGTGAACTCGAGCCAGCGCACGCGCTCCTCACGCACCTTCACGCGCGGGAGATCGAGCCCCAGCTCCTCGATCCGCGCCGCGGTCTTGCGCTCCACCGGGACGTACATGCCGACGCGCGGGTCCAGGGCGTAGTTCTGCTGCTCGGCGACCATGTACTCCATGTGGATCACGCGCAGGCGGTTCTTGTTGCGATCGAAGTAGCGCGGGTTGCCGAGCATCTGGTCGTAGTCGCGCGTCACCCAGACCTGGGTGTCCTCGTCGTGCTCGAGGAACATCGGCCTGTCGTGTGGGTTGGCCGTCATCAGGTCGTTCCACTTCGCCGCGTGCTCCGGGTACTCGCGCTCGAACTCGGACTTCGCGAACCAGCGGTGCCAGAAGATGTACTTCGCGTCCTTCAGGTTCGGCCGCCTGCAGTCCGGGTCGGGCAGGATCTCGAAGGGGCCGAGCGGGATCAGCTCGATGCGGACCCAGTCGGGCTGCTCCGGCTCGGGTTGCACGTCGAGCGCCGCATAGGCGACACCAGGCGCGAGCGCGCGCTCGAAGACCTCGCCCTCGATGTCGGCAATCTCCGACTGCGCGTAGAGGCGGTCCTTGATGTGGTTCAGCATCTCGGCGACGGCGGCGTCGTCATCGCCGACCGGCGCCACGCGCATCACGCGCCTCGCGTCCTCGTTCGCACCGAACAGCTCGCGCGCGATCGGCGCGATCATGTTGAACGTGAGCACCGGCCGCATCTGCGACTTCAGGTAGTCGCGCGCCTCTGGATCCCACTGCTGACCGTCCGCGAAGTCGCACGCCTGCTTCATCTTCGAGAGCATCGGGCCCAGCCGGGTCCAAGCTTCGTCGAAGTAGCGACGCGCTTCGATCAGCTTGCGCTCGTTGTCCAGTCCGTCGAACACGTCAGACTGCCTCCCACGTCTCAGGCTGCGCAGGGTACCCGTGCTTGGCGTACTTGCCCACGGTCGCGCGTTCGCGGGCGACGCTGACGCGCTCTGCCGCGACCCGCGCGTAGTTGACCGAGTGGCGCCAGTGGTCGTTCTTCGTGCCCTTGATCACCCAGCGCGCCGTCTGCTGGCCCGTCCTCGCGTTGACCATGATCACGCGGCAGAGGTTGCAGAGCTGCCCCATGACGTTCTTGCGGAAGTACTCCGTCTCGCGCGGGAAATGCGCGCGGCCCTGCGTGATGTCGCGGTGCGACTGATCCAAGGACGCCGTGCGATGGATGCGCACCTTGCGGTCCTTCGGATCCCACTCGCTGACGTGCTGCAGGTTGCCCTCGGTGTAGACCGCGCCCCAGCACCAGCTCGCGCGGCGCTTGAAGTCCATGACCGCACGAGCCTCGGCCATCTCGTCGAGCACACCGCAGCGGACGTTGAACTTCTTCGCCAGGTCGAAGAGGTCGTCGAAGCTCGAGAGGGGCTCGAAGCGCAGGTACTCGAACTGGTCCGCCGCGCGGCGCACGCCGATCACCGGGAAGATGTCGCGCTTCCCGAGGTCAGCACCGAGCCAGCACGGGCCCTCGCTGGCGGCGGCCGGGGGGCGGTTCTTGTCGCAGATCGCGCGGATCGTCAGCTCGTCCAGGGTGTCGTCGATGTCGGCGAACGGCATCCCCATCACCATGTTCCAGAACGTGTGAGGCGGCGCACCGCCGAGGTCGCGCCCGTACATCTGGACGTGCTCGTGGCGCTCCATGATCGACTTGAGCGGCACGGTCGGCGAGAGGAGCTGGCTGATCCAGTAGCCGCGCGTCTCGCGATCCTTCTCCCGCGCGACCCACTGCCCATCGACGATCTCGAGCCGGCCCTCGCAGTTCCTGCAGGCGCGGTAGTACTCGCCGCCCCTCTGCTTCACGCAGTCGGGGAACTCCAGCTCCAGGCACGTCCACTCGTTGCAGGCGCTGCAGCGGATCATCCAGACCCGCTGGTCGGAGCGGCCGTACTCGTAGTCGATGCCGTAGCCGGGGATCGTCGGGTGACCGAGGCGCAGCTTGTGGCGCACCTCCGAGCCGGAGAGTCGCTCGCCGCTGATCGCGATCATCTCCGGGTCCATCTCGTCGAACTCGTCGTACACGATCGCATCCACCGGGATCGAGAGCAGCTTCGTCTTCGAGCGCATGCCGCGGAAGTAGAGCATGCTGCCGCCGATGTTCTTCAGCGCCGTGCGATCGGTGCCGCGCACGATGCCGCGCAGCGAGTCGTTGTCCGAGAGCAGGCGATCGAAGCGCGACTGCGCGAAGTCGTAGACCTCGTCGTCCGAGGGGAACACGTAGAGCACACCGCGCGGGTAGATCCCCTGCACCATGCGGTGGATCACAGTGAGGATCGCCCAGCTCGTGAGACCGACCTGGGCGCACTTGCGGATGACGATCGAGGGCCACGGCTCGTCGTACAGCTCCGCGAGGAAGGGATAGCGCGCCAGGTTGAACGGCACCCCATCGATGCGCGTCTCCTGGCGCGCGAAGGCGTAGCTCGGCGAGACGGCCTCGAGCTGCCGGTCGTCGAGCAGATCGCTCACCGACCCTTTCCCTTCTTCTTCTTCTTGCCTCCGCAGGGCATCAGGCCTCCTCTCCGGTGGTATCACCGACCCTGTAGTGCGTCGTCTGCAGAACCGCCCGAGCCCGGCGCCCCGCCAGCGTATCGTGCAGAGCCACGAGGTGGGCGAGCACCTGCTCCACCTGGCCGCCGCGGATCTTGTTGGTCTTCACGGCGCGCTCGAGGAGCGGAGCGAACTTCTCGAGCAGTACGTTGGGCGAGATTGGCGCATCGAGCACGATGCCCACGGCGCCGTTCTCCGCGATCAGCAGCTTGACCATCGGCCGCTACCCGATGTCGGGTGGCTGCGGCGCGGTAGCGGGAGCGAGCTCGGCCTTCGCAGTGAACACGCGCTCGAACTGGATCACCTTCTTCAGCCGGTGATACACGAGCGTGTCGTGATCCTGCAGATAGTCCAGAACGCGGTCGAGCATGTCGCGCTTGCGCGCGGGGTCGAACGGCGATCCGGCGGGGCCCGGCAGGAAGCCTGCGAACCTGCGCGCAGGATGCCTGCGCTCGTAGTCGGCGCGGCGATCCTCGGTGCTCTTCTCTGCGCTCTGGCGCACCTGGGCGCGCTCGGCCTGGATCTCAGCGGACGACTTCTTCTTCGGCTCGGCCTCGACCGGCGCGACCTCGCCGACCTTCATCCTGGGAAGTCCCTTCTTGGGCATCGCGTTCCCCCTTTCCGCGCGGAGCATAGCGCGGCCAGAACGGAAAAGGGCGGGGCCCCCCTCGGACCCCGCCCCACCTCTCGCCCCCACCGGGCTCTGTTCTACGCGATCAGGCCGCCGAGAGCAACTCCCAGTCGCGGCGCGGCAGCTCGATCACGCGGGCCCCGAGCTGCTCGAGTTCAACCGAGCGGTCGTAGCTCGGCGCCTCGTGCGCGCCGCCGGTGATCGCGTTCGCGACGCCCCACGGGGTGAAGTCGCCGCCGTTCAGGAGCCGGTCGAGCACGCTCTGGCGCTCGCCGTCGTTCAGCTCGAACCGCTTGGCGATGCGCTCGACCACCTGGGGCGCTACCGAGGGGCGCACCGCGAGCGCCGGGTCCGCCTTCTCGCGCAGCTTGCCGAGCAGCGCGTCCCAAGCCCCCTGGGAGAAGACGCCCGCCGCGACGTCGCGGAGCTGCGAGAACAGCGCCCGGTCGGACAGCTCCCGAGTCTCGGTGCGGAAGTAGGCGGCGACCGCCTCCTCGTCCACGCCGAGCTTCTCGATCCGCCCGCCGACATGGGCGCGGCGGAAGACCGAGCCCGAGATCATGCCGTTCAGGCAGACCAGCCGGTAGACGAGGTGCTGCAGGTCGAACGCGCCGAAGCCCGTCTCGCTGTTGCGCAGCACGATGCCGGCCTGAACGACGTCGCCCCGCGCCACCTCGCCCGTGAGCCGATCGGTCACGAGCTGGATGTAGAGCGACCGCTCGGTGATGTCCGCCGAGACGATCCGCGCACCGGAATCGAGGATCGCCGGCAGCACCGCCTGCACGACGTCGTAGTTGTCGATGATGCGGTAGCCGTCGCTCGGGATCGCGCGGACCTCGCGATCGAGCGTGCGCACCAGGCGGCGGTCCTCCGAGCGGCCGAGCCAGGTGTTCACGTTCGCCGACCAGAGGGTCGGATCCTCCTGCAGCATGCGGTCGTAGTACTTCTGGGGGATCCCGACGAAGTCGGCGAGCTGCGTGTGCGCCGCGCGCCGGATCGGGAGCCGCTCGAAGTTGCCCTGCACCGAGAAGCTCAGCTCCCGGTTCTCGTTCACGCGAAGCTGCGACGCGGGTGCGACGAAGTCCTTCTTCGACGCGGCCTGGCGCTGCAGCTCCTGCGCGAGCGCCTGCGGGGTCATGCCGTTCTTCATGTGATGCCTCCTTCTACGCCACCGCCACGGTGGCATGAGTGCAAGAGTGTAGCACGAGTGCCAGAGTCTACGCCAGCCGCTCGAGCGCGCGGCGGACAGTCGATGGCGAGACGCCGAGCCGGCGGGCTGCCGCGCGGACCCCCTCGCCCCTCGAGCGGATCGCGCGCGCCTCGTCCAGGGTGACGCCGCGGGGGCGGCCGATCCTGCGTCCGCGGTGCCGGGCGGCGGCCATGCCGGCGCGGGTGCGCTCGCGGATCAGCTCGCGCTCGAACTCGGCGATGGCGCCCAGGACGTGCAGAAGCAGGCGGCCGGAGGGGGTCGAGGTGTCGATCGGCTGATCGACGACCACCAGGGACACTCCGTGGGCGTCCATCTCCTGGACGACCCGCACGAGCTGGCTGACGCTGCGCGCGATGCGGTCGAGCTTCGCGACGACCAGGAAGTCGATCGCGCCGGCGCGGATGCGCCGGTGGATCTCGGCCAGACCCGGGCGCGTGGCCGATGCGCCACTCTCGACGTCGGTGATCTCCTCGAGCTTCGAGGTGACCGGCAGGCGGGCCTGCGCGTGCTCGCGCAGGCGCAGGAGCTGCGGATCGAGCGACTGCTCATCGGTCGAGACGCGCGCGTAGAGAACGATCTTCGGTTCCATCGAGCACCTCCTTCTGGCCCACCATTATAGCACAGATGCAGATGGGGGGCGCAAGCCCGGAAGCCTGCGCCCCCCGTGCGAAGGAGGTGTCTCAGATGAGGTCTGGACGGGCAGTACTATACCCCGGCCGGCTCCAGCCTGCAACGCGAGTAGTCGATGCGGTAGAGCCCGATCTGCTCCGAGCGGGTGCCG